GCACAGGGCGCCATTGGCGGCAGACAGTACCAGGGACGGAAGAGGTTCATGGATCTGGACGACCGTTGGGACGACGCTATTCAAGAAGAAGTGGATCAGCGTTTGCACGGTCACGCCATTGGTGAGGGAGGCCCCGGAGACCACGTCTACGAGGACGAGGCGGTAAAGATTCCCAAGGAAGAGGCGATTGACGAGTTTCGATTTGCCTTCAGCAAGTGGATGCTGAGCGAACAGGCCAGTCGTCACACAGTCACGGACGCAGGATTGCTCTGGGTTCGGCGTGTGGCGTGCTGGGGCTTGCATCCCCAATCAAGAAAGATTATGACGTATTTGATCAACACGGGCGAAATGACGGCGAGCAATAGCTCTGGCGAGTCGTGGATCGCGTTCGTGGACACTGGAGGAGACCCCCCATTGCCCTCGACGCCTCCTTTGCCCCGGTTCGTGTCCGTGGACACTGGAGAGAAGTTTCCATTGCCCTCGGCACCGCCCTTGTCCGGTTCCGCGCCAGCGAATTCGACGGTGTGCCCGTCTGAGCCTGGTGTGTCTGAGCCAGTGTTTGTGCCCGACAAGAAGACCGTTGATCAGGGAGTCTTTGCCCCTTGTGGTTCGTGGGAACCGTCGCCTGGCGAGTGGGCCCTGCCTTTTGAAGAGGAGGAAGGGAAGCTCGTCCATTGGGCTCAAAACGTCGATGAGTGTCGACCTCCGATTGTTCCGGCTTATGACGGCAATTTGAAGACAGGACCAAATGTCACGAAGACGTCTGAGGAGGCGGACCACATTTCTTGGAGCGCGGATATCCAGCGCAACATGGATGATTGGTTCATGCACTACGATGAAGAGGCCCTTGGCCGTTTGAAGGGTGTTGGAGCCAAGACTTTGTTGAAACATGTCGCCTTCACGGAGTACAGACAGTACTTGGAGGCTGGCAACAAGGTGCTTTGGGACAACTACGACGGCAAGCACAAGAACACCGTGAAGAACCAGTTGGGTAAGACCCACTCGTTCCGCCTGGGATCCTGCGACGTAGGTTTTGGCGCGAACGCAGACGCGAAGCCGATTGACGAAGACTATTTGAAGGCTTGCGCTGGGTTGGAGTTCTTTTCTGGCTCTCAGAAGAAGAAGCTGGATGCAGTTTTGCAAGGTTATTGTTTGCCCCCGACGGGGCCGAAAGCTGTCAAGGAGAGCTTTCGCGGCCAGTGTGGCCGCCAGCAGCCTGGTACTTGGGCGAAGTTGCGGGAGACCCCCAATTTCGTGTCGCGTGTGAAGGAGTTTTGCGCGGAGTACCCTATGGCCAAGACGCCCTTGGTGAACAAGAGGTTTCTTGAGGCGGTCGAGCTGTATTGCGATGCAGCGGACGCCACGAAGTCGGCCGGTTGGTCGAGTCGGTACAAGTCTGGAGCTAAAGGAGCCTGGACCCTTGATTCTGAGGGCCGGAGTTTGTTGGCTTATTTTGTGGCTTGCCGTCTGGCGTTGAGGATGGCCGAGGGCGACAACATTCATTGGTTGAGCCCGAAGGACATGCTTGAGCTCGGTTTGCGAGATCCAGAAGAAGCGTTTGTCAAGAAGGAGGCCCATGATGAGACGAAAACGAAGTCGAAGAGATGGCGCCTCATATGGATCTGCTCGGTGGTGGACAGCGTGTGTCAGGACGCGCTGCACCACGCGCAGAACAAAGAAGACATTTTGGCTTATGCCACTGAGAAGTTGCACAGCCAGGCGGTGGGGATGGGACATCACGACGACGGCTTGGCCCGCATGGGCAAGACGTTTGATGTCATGACTCAACAAGGAACAAAGAACGTCGCTTACAGCGATGCGAGCGGCTGGGATCTCTCAGTTGCCGTGACGCGCTGTATTTCGACGCTCACCGCCGTGTCAGTCGGATGAAGGACG